ACGAAGGCGGCCTAGGCGCTGGTGTGGTGGATCGGCTCAAGGAGCAGCGCTACAAGATCCGCGGGGTAAACTTCGCGAACAAGAGCAAGAACCCCATGATGTATGGCAACATGCGGGCGCAGATTTGGGGAACGATGAAGGATTGGCTCAAGTCAGCGAGCATCCCAAAAGAGAAAATGCTCAAGACCGACCTGATTAGCCCCATGATGAAGCCCGACAGTAAGGGGGCGATCTACTTGGAAGGCAAGAAAGAGATGAAAGCGCGGGGTTTAGCGTCCCCCGACAGCGCAGACGCTATCGCGCTGACGTTTGCGTTTCCTGTTGCACATCGGGAATATAAAGGTACAATTCGCAGATCAACGTACTCAAGTCAGGGCGCTGCCCTTAACTCATGGATGGGGTCGTAATGGCAACAAAGAAACAAGACAAACCAATTGCTCGTACTACCACAGGCAAAGGCGCCAACTACAAACCCACCGACAAAGGTGCGGGTATGACTGCCAAAGGAAGGGCTGAATACAATGCAAAAAATAATGCAAATCTTAAGGCGCCTGCGCCAAATCCTAAGACTAAGGCTGACGCTGGTCGAAAAGCCAGTTTCTGTGCCAGAATGTCCGGCGTCGTTAAAAACGCCAAAGGCGACGCCCCGCGTGCGAAAGCCGCGCTCAAAAGTTGGAAATGTTAATAAGGAGAATGAAATGGCTACAAAACCTGGATTGTATGCAAATATTCACGCAAAAAAGGCTCGCATTGCGGCTGGTAGTGGGGAGAGGATGCGTAAAGTTGGCGCTAAAGGCGCGCCTACTGCAAAGGACTTTAAAGAATCGGCTAAAACAGCTAAACCTGCTAAAAAGGGGAAATGATGCCACTCAAGAAAAGCCCAAGTAAAGAAGCCTTCCGCGCTAACGTTCGCGAAGAAGTCAAGTCGGGCAAGCCCGTCAAGCAGGCGCTAGCGATTGCGTATGCAACCAAACGCTCTGCGGCTAAACCTAAAATGAAAAAATGAGCTTACAACCTTTATCTAACTGTGTTCTAATCAGGCAAGACATTGAAAAATTATCTGACCTGATTGTTTTACCCCAAAATAAATTATTTAGCGGTATCATTGTGGCAGCGGGAGAAGGCAAAAAAAGTCCAAAAGGGCATATTGAACCTATGAACGTCAACGTCGGCGACCGTGTGCTATTCGGTGAATATTCCGGGCAAAAGGTTACGGTCGATGGCAAAGAACTGCTGATGATGCGCGAGCCAGACGTGATTGGAATATTACATGAATGACCCAACAGGCATGAACAAGGTAGGTCAAGTAGCCAATGTAGGTAGCAACCCTACTGGCCCAGATGACCACCGCGATAAACTAGCTGAGATGCGTCATCGGTACACGATGGCGATTGCGGCGTACAGTGACAGTCGTGAAGATGAGCTAGATGACCTGCGCTTTATGGCGGGTAGCCCTGACAATCACTGGCAATGGCCTGCCGATGTACTGCAAACACGCGGTTCGGTGCAGGGTCAAACGATCAACGCACGTCCTTGCCTCACAATTAACAAGCTACCGCAGCACGTTCGGATGGTTACCAACGAACAACGTCAGAACCGCCCATCGGGCAAGGTCATCCCTGCGGATGACAAGGCTGACGTACAGGTCGCTGAAATCTACGACGGCATGGTTCGTCACATTGAGTACCTGTCAGACGCCGATGTAGCGTACGACACCGCCTGCGAGAACCAGGTCACGTACGGCGAAGGCTACATCCGCGTCTTGACCGAGTATTGCAACGACAACAGCTTCGATCAAGACCTCAAGATTGGGCGCGTACGCAACAGTTTCAGCGTTTACATGGATCCGATGGCGCAAGACCCTACGGGCGCAGACGCCTGCTGGTGTTTTATCACCGAAGATTTGACCAAAGAAGAATACGAGCGTGAATTTCCTGATGCCGCGCCCGTTAGCTCTATTTTGGCAAGCGGTGTAGGCGATCAGTACCTCAGCCAATGGCTAGATAAGAACACCATCCGTATTGCCGAGTATTTTTACTACAGATACAAAGACGCAACCCTAAATTTGTACCCTGGCAACGTCAGTTTGTTTGATGGATCGCCCGAAAATAAAGAAATGAAGAAGATGGGCTTAAAACCCATCAAAAGTCGTCCAGTACAGCGCAAAACCGTGATGTGGATGAAAACAAACGGTTACGAAGTGCTTGAAGAACGCGAGTGGGCAGGCAAATGGATCCCTGTCGTACGCGTAATTGGCAATGAATTTGAGGTAGAAGGTCAGATTTACATCTCGGGTCTTGTGCGTAACGCTAAAGATGCTCAGCGGATGTACAACTACTGGACTAGCCAAGAGGCAGAAATGCTTGCCTTGGCGCCAAAAGCACCATTTATCGGCTACGGCGGTCAGTTTGAGGGTTACGAGCAGCAATGGAAAACCGCAAACACGACCAATTGGCCGTATTTGGAAGTAAACCCCGACGTGACCGATGGCATGGGCGCTGTACTACCTTTGCCACAGCGCGCCCCGCCCCCATTACCCCAGACTGGTTTGATTCAAGCCAAAATGGGCGCAAGCGATGACATCAAGTCCACCACTGGACAGTACGACTCGAGCTTAGGAGCCACAAGTAACGAACGCTCAGGTCGGGCTATTCTGGCACGAGAAAAACAAGGCGACACAGGTACATATCACTATGTTGACAACCTATCCCGTGCAATTCGTCACATTACCCGTCAATTAGTTGATATGATCCCCAAGATTTACGACACCGAGCGTATTGCTCGCATCGTAGGGCTTGATGGTGAAGTCGAGATGGTTAAGATTAACCCCGAGCAGGCCGAGCCAGTCAAAGAAATCCGCGACGAAACAGGTTTGCTGATTGAAAAGATCTACAACCCAGGCGTAGGTACTTACGACGTAGTGGTCACAACTGGCCCAAGCTACATGACCAAGCGTCAAGAGTCCTTAGATGCTATGAGTCAGCTATTACAGGGTAATCCTCAGCTTTGGGCAGTAGCAGGCGATCTGTTCGTTAAGAACATGGATTGGCCTGGCGCTCAAGAGATGGCAGCGCGGTTTGCCAAGACAATTGATCCTAAGCTAATGAGCGACGACGACAAGTCACCTGAGTTGCAAGCCGCAGAGCAACAAATACAGATGATGGGTCAGGAAATGGAAGGTATGCACACCATGTTGCAAAACGTCCAAAAGTCGATGGAAGCACAAGACCTTGATCGTAAGAATTTTGAAGCTGAGATTAAGGCTTACCAGGCTGAAACCCAGCGGATTAGCGCTGTTTCCGCAGGCATGACCCAAGAGCAGATCCAAGACATTGTAATGGGTACGATTGCAGCCGCTTTGGATACAGGCGATTTGGTTGGTAACGAATTACAACGTGAACCAATGGAAATGCCTCAAGAAATGCCAATGGAAATGCCTCAAGAAATGCCAATGGAAATGCCTCAAGAAATGCCAATGGAAAATCAAATACCGCCTGAAGGGATGATGCCACAATGAGCTGCGAAAAATTTATAGGAATGTTGTTTTTGGCACGGGATGTTACCCATTCGGCGCATCTTAATACCCGTAGTTACTCCAAACACAAAGCATTACAAAAATTTTACGAGAATATTATTGACCGGGCAGACGCGTTTGCCGAGGCGTACCAGGGACGAAAAGGTTTGATTGGCCCGATTGCGTTAGCGTCAGCCAAAAAAACCAATAATGTCCTTGAGTTTTTAGAAGATCAGCTCGCCGAGCTTGAAACTATGCGATATGAAGTATGTAGCAAGGACGACGCTCCGTTACAAAACTTAATTGATGGAATTATTGAGCTGTATTTGTCAACGCTTTATAAATTACGGTTTCTAGCATAATGCCAATAACTGTCAACCATTCAACACCTGCCGACGGTACTTTTAGCGCTACAGGCGCAACTGCTTGGAACGCTGACCATACCCTAGCAGGCGTAGGGACGTTAGCAGAACAAAACGCCAACGCAGTAGCCATCACAGGCGGCACAATCAATGGCACTACTATTGGTGCTACTTCGGCTACTACAGGTAAATTTACTACATTAGAAGCCACAGGAAATTCTACGCTTGGCACAGGTTCTAGCCAATATATTCAAGTTGAAGGTGGTGCAACAGCAGTTTTACTATCTGCCCAAGGTGCTGGTGCAAATATTCCATTAGCTTTACAGCCAAAAGGAACAGGCGCATTACAAGCACAAGCTACTACATCTACTACAGCAGGTGGTAATGCTAGGGGTGCTAATGCTGTTGATTGGCAGACAAGTAGAGGTAGTGCAGGACAAGTGGCTAGTGGGTTTGCTTCAAATATTAGTGGTGGATATACTAATACTGCTTCAGGTACAGTTTCAGTTGTAGCAGGTGGAACACAAAATACTACTGCTGGTGGAATATCAGTAATTGCTGGCGGTATTGGAAACGCTACAACAGCAACCAATTATGGAAATTCTTACAGTTTTCTTGGTAGTGGATATACAAATACTGCTGGTGGTGTTTTTAATGTTATTGGCGGTGGCTTTACAAATAGTGGAACTTCTGCATCTGCCGTAACCACTCAGTCGGGAACAATGAACGCTACTACTGCTGTTACATTAAGCGGAAGTAACGCATCAATTAAAGTTGGGCAAGTAATTGCAGGAACATCAATTAGTAGCTTTCCACCAACCTATGTAGCCGCCATATCAGGAACAAGCCTTACCCTTTCCCAAGCCGCATCAGGTTCATCTACAAGCACTTTATCTTTCTTTACTCCTCATGGAGTAGTAGTAGGCGGTGGTAATAACCAAGCTACAGGTAGTTATTCATTTATCGGTGGTGGTGGTGATGCAGGAACAGCGGCTAATAGGAATGTGGCTAGTGGTGATTGGTCTACTGTGGGTGGTGGTTTAAAGAACACAGCTACTAATGGATATGCAACTGTTTGCGGTGGAAACAACAATACTGTTAGCGGTGCTTCTACAACCTACGGGTTTATTGGTGGCGGTCAAGCTAACAGCGTATCTGGGTTTTTAGCTGCGATTGTTGGCGGTTATGGAAACACTGCTAATAGCGCATACTCAACAGCGAGTGGAAGTAATGCCATTACTCGGAGTATTCAAGGTGTATTTGTACATTCGGCAGGCGCTTTTTCTGTAAATGGCGATTCTCAATGGGGTGTTTATAACATTAGAAAATCTACCACGGATGCAACTCCTTCGGTTTTAACAACAGATACAAACGCTGCTTCAAATTACAACCAAGTAATACTACCTAACAACTCTGCTTACTTCTTTAGAGGTGAAGTTATCTCAGGAGTAACTGGCGGTGGTAACACTAAAGGTTTCACTATAGAAGGTGTTATCAAGCGAGGTGCTAATGCGGCATCTACAGCTTTAGTTGGAGTTCCTACAGTTACATCTACCTATGCTGATGCTGGGGCTTCTACTTGGGATATTGCAGTAACAGCCGATACAACCAATGGTGGAATACGCATTACCTTTACTGGACAGGCTAGTACGACTATACGAACAGTCTGCAAAGTAGAAACAACCGAAATGACTTACTAAGGAGATTTACATGGCACTAAAACTAGCAGTTGAAACCCAATTTGGCGTACCAGCCCCAGAGGCATACGCACGAATCACCAACTTCTTTGGTACGAAAGACCAAATCCAAGTTCAAGTTGCAATCTATTACAACGAAGATGCTCGGCATGGCAACATGGCTACCGTCAAAGAGAACGCACATTACATCGCTATGGAATCTTTGGAAGGTAACTTGATTCCAGCAATCTACGAAGTATTAAAGACTTTTAGCGATTATGCTGGCGCAGAGGACTGCTAATTGTCATGGGTAATTTTTTTAACGGAAAATTCTTTGCAGGCGGGTTTTTTGGTAGTATTATTCAAGCAGCAGACCAACTTTATGTAAAACTTCGGTCATTTACCGAACGAGGGAGATGTTAAATGTCTATGAATTTAAAAGCGATAACCACTTGCCTTGGCTATCAACAAATCACCAGTTTGACTGCTGCGTCAGCGCTTACTGTACCGCAACGTGACTTACAAGGTCTTAATCAAAAACCTACGTTTGCCTTAATTACGCCTTTAACTGCCGCCGTTCGTTGGCGCGATGACGGCATTGCGCCTACCGCTTCGGTCGGTATGCCCTTGGCCGCTGGCGTTACTTTGCAGTATGATGGCGATTTGACTAGAATTCAATTTATTCAAAACGGCGGCACCGCCGAACTTAACATTAGCTATTACGCGTAAGGAACAGACATGGATCTCTCTAACGGCTCCGGCGGTATTGACTCTAGCAAATTAATAGACTATTTCACCAAAGATTTTCTTACAGATCTTGGCAAAATGGCTGTTTTGCGCGATGAATTGGCTAAACGCCAAGGCGCGCTATCGGCGGTAGAAGACGCCAACAAGCTACGTTCAGACGCCCAAACTTACGCTCAAGGCCTAAAAGCCGAAGCCGAGGTTAATTTAAACCAGGCTAAACAAACTAATGCAA